CATATTTACTTAACGAAGATATTAAAGGGTACAAGTTTCAAGATGGTCTAACTGACGAAGCAGATTTGCAGGAGTTAGAGCATAATGGAAACGAATGAAAAATTTTCACATCATACAAGTTGTGAAAACTGTGGTAGCCGAGACAATCGTGGCGTTTGGTTAAATCCAGACGACACAATCCACCATACTTATTGTTTCGGTTGCCACGAATATTCAGCGACTGGCGAAGCTCAACCAGAAAATAAACAACCAATAGTAAGAGATATGATTACAGGAAATTATGAACGATTAGATAAACGTAAAGTTAGTGAGGATACCTGCAAGGTATTTGATTATGAAGTAGGTGAATATGATGGAAGACCTGTTCAAATAGCTAATTATTATGACAAGCAATATAACAAGGTAGCACAGAAGCTACGGTTTCCTGACAAATCTTTTAAGTGGTTTGGAGACACAGATAAAATAACTTTATTTGGTCAGCAAAATTGGAGAGACGGTGGAAGAACAATTGTTATTACAGAGGGTGAATTAGATTGTCTTTCTGTTTCACAAGTAAACAATAATAAATATCCAGTAGTATCTATTCCGTCAGGTACAGCTTCAGCAAAGAAATATATAAAACAAGAATTAGAATGGTTATCTAAATTTGAAAAGATAATCTTAATGTTTGATACAGACACAGCAGGTATGAAAGCTAGTGTTGAATGTGCAAATATTTTACCAGTAAAAAAATGTTATATAGCTAAAGTACAAGGCAAAGACGCAAACGAATTATTACAAGGTGGCAAAGGTCAAAAGATTATTGACGCTATCTTTGAAGCTAAACATTACACACCACAAGGAATTATTGAGGGTACTGAAACAAAAGAATTATTATTAAATGATGATTATGTTGAAAGTGTTCCATACGCATTTGATGGACTTAATAAAAAATTATCAGGTATCAGACCAAAAGAATTAGTACTGTTATGTGCAGGTTCAGGCACTGGTAAATCACAAGTATGTAGAGAACTTGCTTTTGATTTAATTAATAAAGGTCACAAGGTAGGATACATAGCACTAGAAGAAAGTGTTAAGAGAAGTGTAAGAGGTCTTGTATCACTAGCTGTAAACAAACCTATACATATACCAGAAGTTAGAAAGAGTATTCCAACAGAACAATTAATATCAGAGTGGGAAAAGATAAAAGACAATGTCTGCTTCTACGACCACTTCGGAAGTTCTGATAGTGAAGACTTATTAAATAGAATTAGGTTTATGGTTCAAGGACTGAACTGTAAATTTATTTTTCTCGACCATATATCCATTGTTATCTCTGGGATTTCTGAGGGTGATGAGAGAAGATTAATTGATAACACTATGACTAACCTGAGAAAGTTAGTTGAAGAAATCAATTGTGGAATGTTTGTAGTATCACACTTGAAAAGAGTTGATAGTAGAACAGGACACGAAGACGGACTTCAAACTTCCTTATCACACCTCAGAGGTTCACACTCATTAGCACAGCTATCAGACGCTGTAATTGGGTTTGAAAGAAATCAACAATCGGAAACTGAGAATAATATAATGACTGCAAGAGTTCTTAAAAATAGATTTACTGGTGACACTGGTGTTGCTTGTGATTTAATTTGGAACAAAGATACAGGTCGTTTGTTAGAGGGAAACTTTGATGAATGATAAAACGCTGACTAAGTTTATTCTTAGTTATCTTGTTCATAAAGACGATTACGTCAAAATGGATACAGACCAACAGCAGTTAATATTTCAAACTTGTAAAACAATTATGATGGCTATTTATAATTCCATCAAATACGACAATGTTCACCCAGTAATTTATTGTGGTGACGCAGAAGCACAACACGTTATTTCAAAAGCAATAGGAAGTGTAAGAAACTTTCTACCTAGTACAGATAAAATTACTATTCACTTAATACATTAATGAAACTTATAATTGACCTAGAGACCAATGGGTTTCTAGATAAATTAGATGTTATTCATTGTATTGTCTGCAAGGATATAGAAACCGAAAAGGTATATTCATATAATCCTGACAATCTGAATGATGGTCTAGAGTTGCTAAAGAAAGCTACTTTATTAATAGGTCATAATATTCAGGGGTTCGATTTACCTGCATTAGATAAGGTATTTGGATTTAAATATAAGGGTGAAATTCTTGATACTCTTTTATGTTCAAGATTGATTTACACCAATAGACAGGAATTAGATTTTAAAGTTAAAAACCTACCACCAAAACTAATCGGTAGACACTCACTTGAAAGTTGGGGCTACCGATTGGGTTTGAGAAAGGGAGACTATCAAGAACATTCTACATTTGATGTTTGGTCTCTTGAAATGCAAGATTACTGTGAGAGAGACGTTGAAGTCACTTTCAAATTATATCAACTAATAAACAGTTTAAATTATTCTAAAGAAGCTATCCTCTTAGAACATCAATTCGCACACTGGATTAGGCAACAAGAAATGTTCGGTGTGTGTTTTGATGAGAGTTCTGCTGAGAACCTTTTATCAATCCTAACCAAGAGGAGACTAGAGTTAGCTGACCAGTTAGCTTTAGTTTTTCCTGCTTGGGAAGAAGTGACAGGTTTTAAGACTTATAAAAGAGACAATAAGAAAAGAGGAATAAGAGCAGGAGTACCAGTCAAACAAGTTAAGACTATTACATTCAATCCAAACTCTAGAGACCATATAGCTTCAAGATTAAAAACTTTGGGTTGGAAACCTAAAGACTTTACAGCAGGTGGTAAACCTGAAGTAAGTGAAAAAATTCTAAAGTCATTAGATTATCCTGAAGCAAAACTTATTGCTGAATATTTAATGATACAAAAAAGACTTGGACAACTCGCAGAGGGTGAACAAGCATATTTAAAACAAATTAAAAGAGGTAAAATTTATGGACAGGTTATTACAAATGGTGCAGTCACTGGACGTTGCACACACCATTCACCAAATCTGGCACAAGTTTGTTCGAGTGATTTACCATACGGTAAAGAACTTCGTTCCTTATTTAGTGCTTCTGCCGATATGGATTTTGTTGGCGTTGATTTTTCTGGTTTGGAGTTGCGTGTGTTGGGGCATTACTTGTGTGTATATGACAACGGACATTTTCTTAAAACATTACTTGAAGATGATATACATACCACCAATCAAAAAATACTCGGACTATCCACACGTTCTAAAGCTAAAACTTTTATATATGCTTACATATACGGTGGGGGAAATAAGAAACTCGGTGAGATACTTAGCGTCTCTTATGAAGAAGCCAAAAGAATAAGAGAAACTTTTGAGAAAAAATTACCTGCACTTAAAACTTTAAAAGACGCAGTTGTTTCTAAATATAGAAGAACTGGTTTTGTTAATGGTTTAGATAAAAGAAAATTAATGTGTAGAGCAGAACATAGTTCTTTAAATACACTAATACAATCAGCAGGAAGTTTACTTGTAAAACAAGGAACAATTATTCTTAATGAAGAATTAGAGAAAGCAGGATTTGTTTGGGGTAAGGACTATGCACAAGTACTTCATATCCACGATGAAATTCAGTTTGAAGTAAAGAAAGACAAAGTAGAAAAATTCAAAGAAATAACCAAATCAATATTTAAAAAGACACAAGACCACTTTAATTTTCGATGTCCTTTAGATGGAGAGATTAAAGTAGGACAGAACTGGAGTGACACTCACTAAGGGATTTAATCCTAACTTTGATATTTGCCTAGAGTTTGGTGAAAAGTATGAAAACGAATTTCAAAAGATAATTGAAAGCAAACAAATAGAAGTAAAGACAGATAAAATTTGTCAGAGAACTGGCAATATATTTGTTGAATTTGAAAGTAGAGGTAAGGAAAGTGGCATTAATATTACTACTGCCAACTACTGGGTTTACTGTTTATGGACAGATAAATTTAAAGAACAAACTTACATCTTCATTCCAACCAGACGTTTAAAAAAATTAATTAAAGAGAAAGAGTACAGAGTTTCCAATGGTGGAGATAACTGGAGTAGCAAAGGTTATCTCATTCCAAAAGAAGATTTACTGGAATTAATATAATGAAATACAAAAAATATAGAATTGTTTTTCTTGACCCCACTGGCGACAGTGGTTGGCAATCAGAAAAAGACTTAAAAGAATTTACACCTGAAGAATGTGTAATCGAAGCATACGTTTATTCTAAAGATAAAAAAATAGTTAGAACCTTTGCTTCATTTTCAATCAACAAAGGCAGTAAGGAAATTACGTTTGCAGATACAAATGTAATACCTCGTGCCTGTATTAAAACTATGAGGAGAATATATGAAAAACTTAAATGAGTTTCACGCCAACAAAAAGAAGACAATGTTGGTTGATGGAGACTTACTCGCTTATAAGATTACTTCTGCTTTAGAAGAAACTATTGAGTGGGAAGACGATGTATGGACTTTACATTGTGACTTAGACAAATGTAAGCAATTTTGGAAACAGGCAATTGCTTATTATATGAGACTGACAAATTCTGCTATGTGTATCATAGCGTTTTCTGATGTTGCTAATTACAGAAAGCAATTAGATTTAGAATATAAATCTTTTAGAAAAGGAATTAGAAAACCAATTACATACAAACCACTAAGACTTTGGATAGAACAAACTCACAAAACATTAAGCTATCCTTTCTTAGAGGGTGATGACACTTTAGGATTACTAGCAACTGGTGATTACAAAGATAATTGTGTCATTGTTTCTGGTGATAAAGATATGAGAACAATTCCTGCGTGGCATTGTTTTATCATAGATGACAGTATCGAATTTGTAGATACACAAAAAGCTGACTATAACTTTTGCACACAAGTATTAACTGGTGACAAAGCTGATGGATACATTGGTTGTAAAGGTGTTGGTTCAGTTAAAGCGTCAAGAGTTCTTGTAGATAAAAAAGATATTTCACAAATGTGGGAAGCAGTACTTCAGGAGTACCAAAGAAATGGGTACACCATAGATGACGCTTATCACCAAAGTAGATTAGCAAGAATACTTAGAGAGGGTGAATACGACTACAAGAAAGAAGAACCTAAATTATGGAGTTATAAATATGAACACTACAGACATTTTGAAGAAAGCCGAGAAGCTAGTTAGTACTGACAGAGCAAAAGCATATGGTGATAAAATAGTTAATCACGAAAACATTGCTCGTCTTTGGTCTGCTTATCTTCAGAATAAAACTAAACTCAATATAGTTCTTACACCTGAAGATGTAGCACAGCTTATGACCTTATTGAAAATTGCAAGGACACAAGGTGGAGAATTTAAAGAAGATAATTTTATAGACGCAGTTGGCTATCAAGCAATTGCAGGAGAAATAGGAAGTAAGAGGTCTGAATTAAGTTCCTCTTTAGGAGTATCTAATGAACGAAAATCCAAAAATACCAACAATAAGTGAAGAACTTATTAAGTATTTAGACGGTTTATTTCCTGACAAATGTGCTGATTTAAAAGACACAGATAAAGAGATTTTTTACAAATCAGGGCAAAGGTCAGTCGTAAATCATTTAATCGAAAAGTTTAAATTACAAGGAGAAAACTAATATGTGTGTTTCAGTAAAAGCACCTAGTCCACCACCTGCACCAGAACCAG